TTTTGGTTTTTTACCATCAAACTTTTCATTAAAAATAATAGTATCACCATCATAATCTTCAGGATAGTAAATAATATTCCATATTTCATTTGTATATTTTGTATCATCAATATGTGGTATATTGTACATAGTATTATTAAAATCAGGATGTGGCATTAATAAATTAAACTTTAATCGTTTATCTTCTTTTAATACATAGCCACATTTGTTAGCGATAATATTAACTGCTTGAAAAACACTCTCATACGCAGGCGACATTGGCGCTGGTTGTATCGCTACATTTTTAATCAAGTGTACAAATTGATATGCAGGAAAAGTCTTATCATCTTTTATAAGACCTTCATTATCTTTAAACTGATTTGGATAGATATCTCTACCTAAAAACCAACCCATATTTAATATGTTTTGCTTAAATTGAGTATGTAAGTTCTCTGGTAAAGCGTTTTTGATTCGTATTATATCTGTCATTGTTTTTCCTCATAATTAACTATCAGTTCCAGTTTCTGGATTATATCTCTTAACATCACTAAAGAAATCAATAGTTGTTGTAAAACCAAAATCATCGCCTGGTTTTGCAGACGCAGGATTTGGTGTAATAGTAATTCTTTCATTTCTTGCTAATGGTTCTTCTGTACCAGAACCTAAATCACTTTGTACTTTTCTAACAACATTAGCATTTGTTGTTGGTCCATAAAGATAAGTTTTTGCAGTAAATTCCATAGTGTAGATTACTGCTCTTCTAGCATTGAAATCACCATCATAATTATCTTCATATTGTATATCACCTAAAACAATAGGAACATCACGCTTGATATTCATATCAGGTATCATATTTATTGTAACCGTATAATCAGGTTGAAAATAAGGAACAATTTGTTCTACAATTTGTAAACCATTTTCAGCAGTTGCAGTAAAAATGAACAACTGATAAGTTATATTATATGGCACAGGACTAAAATTAAAATCCATTTTTTTAGATTGTTCAGTTGTCGTGCCATCAGTTTTAGGCATTCTGATTTTTTCTAACTTGTTTAGTTTTCTACTTGCGTCATATTGCAAATTTGTAATTTGAAAACCCATACGAGGCAATATAGTAGAAAATTGTTGGTCTTGTAAATCAGGTTGTTGTGTAAGTCTAACAATAAACTTTTCTTTAGGTGCATATGCTAAAGGTACTTTAAATCTTTTAACAACACTACCGTTTTTATCTTTATTTTGTACGACTACATCATTGAATATTTGACCAAACGCAATAGTTAGTCTTCTTAAACCTTCGTTATAAAAATGTGTTCCGAACATTATTTAACATCTCCAAATGGGTTAGCTTCTGTAAAGTCTAATATATCATCTGAAACCGTTGCAGTATCAAAGCCTGCTTCAGTATCTAAATCTAAATTATCAGCATATACAGATTTAGTTTGAATAGTTGTAGCAGCGTCTCCGTCAGTTGTAGTATCATCAAACTCTTCTTGTATTAAATACATTGGGTTACCGTGTTTGTCACCTTGTTCTAATAATA